GCGCTAAGAATGCAGCAACACGAAACTCTAGCTGTGCAAAGTCAGCCTCCAAGACCTGACCGCCTTCCCAACGAGACACAAAGACACGCTTCACAGGAAACGTATTACCTCGTGGCATGTTCTGCATGTTTGGGTTGCGACCTGAGAAGCGCCCTGTTGCTGTGATGTGTTGTGTTAGACCTACATGCAGGAAGCCGTCTGTTTTAGTAAACACCCTGATGCCATCAACAAAGCTAGACAAGTAGCTGCTCACAGCTGACAGCCTCTTCAAGTTAGACAGGAACGAGACAGCAGTATCCATGTTATTAGTGCGGGCTGTGGCGATCAGTGAATCCAGCCTATCTTTACCTGTACCAAAACCATTTGCAGTTACCCAAGCGGCAGACGGCGCAGCAAAACCCAAACCTGCCCGTTCGCTTAACTCCTCCAGCTGATACCCACGGGCCAAACAATCCTTACACTTGTTAGGTCGAGCATACTGTGAACCATCCTTCTTTGTTTTATATACCTTCCCTTCTCCTCCACACGTAGGGCATGTAAAGCAGCGCGTCTTCTTCAGCAGGATAGAGTTCGCATCTACTGCATCCTTGAACTCTTTCTTTGTATCAACACCATCGAACTGCGCTTCCCACGTAGACTTATCTTTTACGCGACGTGAGAAGATAACATGCGACATCTGCTCAGGCGAGTTGAGGTTGATCGGCGTGTCGCCCATAAGACTGCGCACTTCTTTCTGTAGCGTAGCCTCAAGCGCAGCCTTCTCTTCCTCAAACTCCCTCCCGACTTTATCTAGTTCGTCCTTATCAACGGCGAAGCCTGACATGTACATTCGGGTGAGGGTTTTGGTTGCGGTAAAGGTGCTTGCTTTAACGGCTTCAAGGGAAGCACTTGCACTGTCGGCAAAGTCTCGTTCGATGCTGAGGTACAACTCGCCAGTAGTGCGCAGGTCAGCACGAAGATAGTGGCACAACTCTTGTAGGGGTATTTCATCTGTATTGTATCCTTCCTTGAAGTAACGCTTCAGCGTATCATCTTTCTGTACAGACAACCTGCGCCTCTCAGCACAGGCTGCTAGGGATAGAGGCTCTTTCTGCCCCCGCAACAATAGGTACTCAGCAAGCATGGTATCATATATGTTACCATCGTACGTAAAACCACAAGCCCACAGCCACGCTAGATCGTGCTGCAAGTTATGTCCTATGAGCAGGCTAGTCTTGTTGAGCATTGCTTGAACGAATGCTGATCCGGTGGCGTCTGTATCTTTAGAGTCCCGGTGATCCAGCGTTATGATGTGTGTCTCTTTGTTAGCATCCTGAACATCAAGCATACCTACCTGAACCAGTTTGTTCCCCTGCTCGAAGGGGTCCATGTGGTTCTTACCACCTCGCTGTGTGGTTGTGTTCTCGACGTCTAGAACTAACTTCATTTGCCTTTGCCCGGATGCCATTCGATATGCGTCTTAAGGGATGATCGCATCTCCTTCATGATAAGGTCAAGTTCCTTAAGACGCTTGTCCATCTGTTTAATTTTATCTTCCAGATCGACGACCCGGTTCTCTAACATGTGCATGTGCATAGTTCATCTCTCCTTCTGTTGTACATATCAAGAGGTGTATAGGCTCCTGTCTCCATCAAGATCACAATGTATCACACCATGCCAGCCACCCTTTAGTTTGTTCTTTGCGATGTTCAGGTGTCGTTGCGTATCCTGTTCGTCGGCCCCCTCCACCTGCGGGTTCTTAGATATAAGCACCATCAAGTCAGACTCAGCTGCCTTACCTGTCTTACTGCCTTCCATCATTGATTGATCTAAGAACACCTTACCCTCTGCTGCTGCAGATAGCTGAGACATCCAGACTACAGCACACTTGTACTGCTTTGCAATATTACGTGCATAGATAGAAGCATCCTTCAAGTATACATCTGTCTTGTCAGACGTCTTACTAGAGAACTTATCGCCCATATCTAGAATAACAATGTCTGGTTTCTCGTGCTTTACTACCGCCTCTACCCAAGAAAGGTTTTTGTTAGTGCTGTCTTTGATCCTGACATTTTGTTTTACTGTATCGTACCTTTCCGCTGCTAGGCTTACGTTACTGTGTACCTCATCCATCGTCATGTTAGTAGCGGCACTAAGATACCTAGCACCTACACGCTCGTAGCTTTCTTCATTACACAAGACGATACACTTAGCACCCTGATGCGCGAACCCGTCTGGCCCTGCAATCAGGGAGGCGTGAAAGGATGTCTTACCTGTGTTAGGTCTTGCGCCTACCATGATAAGATGCCCACCACTGACGCCCTCAATCTTCCTACGAAGCGATGGTATATTGAACTTCCACTGAGACTCCTGCTTGTTAGCCTCCAGCAGGGTTTCAATAGAGATATCATCCCAGTCTACACGTATGCTAGGCGTGAAGTCATTCTTATAGTCGTCTAGCAAACGACGCAAAGGTTCCAGACTTTCTTCTTCCCCGTTCACGAACGAGAAGCCCATCTGCGCTACCTGCTCGCCAACATACTGTTGAAACAAAGAGCTGAGTGCATCCTCTGCGATCTCGCCGTGGATCGCCTTAGTCGATTGCATCTTCCTGAACAGATCATCATACGAGACTTTGGTCGCAGTCGTCATCGTCTTATTGGTTGCGTGAAACACAGCCTGTAGATCTTCTGTCGTTAGATTTGCCTTGTACTTCTCCATTGCTAAGTCGAGGCAGTCCTTGATCTTACGAACATCCTTCGAAAAGATTTCAGGTGGGCATCTCAGGCCTCTGTTCTTCTCGTAAAACTCTTTGTTGAGCAAGGCTTTCAATAAGCCTAGTTCCATTGTCATGCGGTCTCTCCTTTATTTAAAGGTTCTGTTACCAAACACCTCAGCGTTACCAAACACCTCAGCGTTACCATACACCTGAGCGTTACCAGACACCATAGCGGTATTAAACACCTGAGCGCTACCAAACACCTCAGCGTCACCATACACCATAGCGTAACCATACACCCTAGCGTAACCATGCACTTCAGCGTTACCACGCAACCGAGCGTTACCATACACCTTAGCGTCAGGGCCTACATAAACTGTATCTTCTACATAAGCTGTATTAGCTACCCAGCCCCCACCATTAGGGTGTTTATGAGCAGGAACAGGACCTAGTCCGTCTTTAAAGTTGTAAGAAGAAGTAGTCATTGGTTGTCTCTCCTTTCTTTTAAGCTTAATAATTATTTCTCTGCACGTATCTCCGGCAAACTATTCACGAGACCTTTATCCATACGATCTGCAATCTCGTACCCGATACCGGCGTAGCCACAGATGTCTACATACGAGTCACGATGCAGCGGCATGTGTGCTAGACGTGCCATCTTCACAGACAACAGAATCATAGCCATGTCATGTGCCGTTATACTACTGCCAGCGTAAGCGTTGTAGATATCAGCAGCCCTCTTGTGCATCTCAAATGGGTCGCCGTATTCGTGGCAACGATCCCCTTCAATCAGGGCTGCAGCCTCCTTTGGAACGCGTCCTCGTTCTGTCATGTTTGTCATCCTCTTAGGTTCTCTGGGTGCGGAACGTGGGTTGTTAGCAAAAAACGTCCGCGTCTTCAAGTCTTTCTTTTACTTGCTATGCAAGCATTTGTTCTTGATAGTTTCTATATCATTAGTTCGTCTGTACTTCGGATCATCCTCCAAGCAGATTGCGATGGTCGGTAGGCCAGTCCACAGCGCGATCTCTCTGCGGTACTGGATAGTCTTATTCAGCGCATCAGGATCAAGCGCCACCAGAACACGGGAGTACTCTCCTATGTACTCCATATGCTTTGCGTTAAGCGATGTACCTAAGATCGCCATACTGGTGACATCCTGTATTTCTTGTGCAGCTATGATAGCTGACAGGACATCCTCTACTATCAGCAATGTCTTACCTGACCCAGCGAAGTAGGCGGGTGCCTGTCCTGTGTATCTGTACCACTTAGGCATCTTACCTTTCAGCGATCTACCTATAGCGTCTATGATCCTGCCCTTCTTATAGATCGGGAATACACACCGTGAATCCTTGACGTCATACATCAGGCCATACGCAGGGACTTTCCACTTATTCAGGAAACCATGAAAGTCTTTCATCTCCGGCGTAGGCTGCACGACATACTGAGGTATCTCCATCGTAGGTATCTCAGTACGTACCACGTCCTGCTTTCCTCTCTTGCGCATTTGCATCTGTATATCTTTGGCTGTCAGACCAATGTTCACGGCACCCTTGATGCGACATGCTAACTTATAGCAGTTATATATGAAGCGCCCACTATCGTTGAACACAGTGAACGTATTGCTACCTCGACATACCGGACAAGTA